TATATACTTCAATATTTGCAACGGCAGCTGCCACATCTGCTTCGTATCTTTTACGCAATGCTTTTAATATTTCATATTTTTCTGCCACTTCTTTCTCCATCATTCATATACTCGATTATGCGTATGATTGACTCTAACAAATGTAGCACACTTTGTCAAGTCCTTTAACCTTCTTGCTCCAACATATGTACAAGCAGAACGAATACCGCCCAGAATATCTTGAACAGTATTTTCTACTGCACCACGATAAGGGACAGTTACCGTCTTACCTTCTTCGCCACGATACTCTCTGTTAGAGTGCCCGTGTTTGTCCATTGCTGTGCGAGATGCCATACCATAGAAGTACATTCCTACAGGCTCTTCTACGTCATCCTCAAACATAAGTTCACCATCACACTCGTCATGACCAGCAAGCATGCCACCGATCATAACAAAGTCTGCACCAGCAGCAAAGGCTTTGGCAATATCACCAGACGATGTACAACCACCATCTGCAATGATATGTGCATTAAGACCATGAGCTGCATCTGCACACTCCATCACTGCACTTAACTGTGGATACCCAATACCTGTCTTGATACGAGTGGTACACACACTTCCGGGCCCGACACCCACTTTGATGATATCAGCACCAGCAAGAATTAGTTCTGCTGTCATATCAGAAGTAACTACATTACCAGCCATAATTGTTGCTTCTGGTAATCTTGCTCTTAACTTTTTAACACTGTCAACAAAATTAATCGTGTAACCATTTGCAACATCTAGCCCAACAAATTGCACTGGTATTTTTTCAGAGATGTTAACTATCTCATCAATTTCTTTTTCAGAAATGCCAGACATAACGCAACTATGTAAATAGTCTTGCTTCATCTTGTACTTATTCCAGTTGTCATATACCAACCATGTATCAATGTCTTTGTTATGATGTCGAGCAATGCATGTTATCATACTGTGCTTACGCAAAGCTTCATGCATTTTAAATGTACCAGTAGTATCCATATTACTGGCAATTATTGGCACACCTTTCCACTGTTTTTTGCTGTGGCAAAATGTATATTCTCGTTCCATTTCAACATCAAACCGTGAGGTAAGAGTTGACCGTTTTGGACGAATCAATACATCTGAATAATCTAGTTTGATATCATCTAGAATGATCATCCGTTAGCGGCACCCGGCGCCTGTGGATACTGTTCGTGTTCTATAACCATAAAGTTATCATCCCAATCAAATGCTTCTTTTACCACATTCTCAGACAAGCCTTTATACTTACGATGCAAGGCCTTATCTTTTGCAGCAACAAGAATTTCTGCTTCGTCTGGATGCAAACCCTCTAGCATCTGAACGAACATGCTCTCACGTTTGTTCTGATGCAATGCTCCATCACCACCTTCAATGAAGTGCCAGAGTTTCCTTGCTTCATATGCAAGGTCTGTATGTTCCGTTCCCTCTGGTGCATCATTAGCAATAAAAGGAACATCACCAGAAGGCAAAGCCCATTTGATTTTTGGGTCAAATGAAGACTTGATCACCATGCGTAGTGCATCTGAATTGTATTGTTTCAGATATGAAACTTTCTCTTTTTTTGTTTTCAATTTTGATACCTTTGTTAAAATTTCAGAAAACAAAGGTGTATATGTATCGACTGCCATTAAAATTCTCCTATAGATTCAGTCAGGTTTTTCAACCTTTTTTGTATAAAGTAATTTAAAATTTTACTACGATCACCCTCTGGTGCTTCTCTGTACTGTGTAAGAATTTCCTCAGTAAGCTCATCGGGTGTATAAGTTAGGTCTATCAACTTTCTATTCCGCTGATAGTTTCTCATGACTTCATCACTTGGTGCAACATCAGAAAATTCATGGTCAACCCATGCGGCTATTTTCTTTTTAGCAAGTGGTTTCTGTCGTAATCCATCCGTAAAAGTGTTGTCCGGCGATAGTACATTTGGTATACCATCAGTGGAATCTCCCTTGAACACATGCTCTTTCAAATACATTCTGGGGTTTTCTCCATTAACCATCTTCTTAGTTATAGGACTGTACTGTTTAACATTTGGAAATCTTTGGAGCTGTATGAAATCCTTGTCACCAGAGAGAATTAATATCTCCTCTGCATACTCTGAACAGATAGTGGCAATGATATCATCAGCCTCTGCACCATATACCTCAAGACATTTGTAAGGCATATTAGTTTTAATTTCTTCCTTGATTGCGTTCAGGCACTGAAAAATTGCATCCCAATCAAGAGGGGAATCCTCTCTTCCTTTTTTTCTATTTGCTTTGTATTCGGGAAAGTAGTCTCTTCTCCAATAGTGTCTGGAATCGTAGCATAAAACCAACTCACCAAACTCAGAAGAAAAACGAGTACGATACATTCTCAAAGAATTGAGTATCATGTGTCGAACCATACTATCATCTGGTTCTTTGCTCTTTGACATATGTAGATGCATCATCATACTTGCCAAAGAGATTTGATTCATGTCAACTAATATCATTTTTTTGGCACCATCATATGAGCATTAAAGCTCATGCTCCTTCTCTCACCATCACACCCAAAAGGATAAACAAAATGTTTTAGGTATGAAGGAAAAACTACAAACTTACCCACCTCTGGCATAAACTTTAAGTTATCACTCCGAAAATCTGCTGTCTCTCCATATGCAAATTCAATCATACCTTTTGCTGGATAGTGATCTTGCAAATCTTCATTTATTTCTTCCATCATATTGTCTGGTAATTTTAGATAAATGACGGCAGAAAAGTCACCCGTATGGTGATGCCAAGGATTGAAATCCCCTGCATAAGAACTCACAATCCAACTCTGTGTCAAATGAATATTATCTAAAGTGGGTGGTGGAGATTTAGCTCCAGCCATCTTTACCCAATTATTTGCTTTATGATCAAAAATTGCTTCATTTAGAAAATCAAGACAACCTTGTTTCATAACATTAGAAAGGTATTCTTTTTCTTCCTTGTCCGATATGGGTATTTGTACTTCCTTGCGTACTTTTCCTACCAGTTTATGCGACCAATCCCATTGCTGACTTTTCTTATCATCAGACAACACATCATCTCCAACTCGATTTATAATTTCTATAAATCGTTCTGGAACCATAGTTTCCATTATCATGGGGGAAAAGGGTCTGTGAAATTTTTTATTAAAAACTGCTTGTGCAGAAAAACGATTATGAGATTTCTGGTCCGCCATCCTCATCATCCTCTAATACTTGGGCAAGATATTCTATCTCATCCAAATCAACCTCAGTGTCAATTAAGTCATCATCCTTTTTATTTATACTGACTTTAGTGACTGCTTTCATTATTGTAGTCATAGGGTGGTCAAGACCCAATTCATCATACAAAGATGCTTTAACTGTTTCTATAATAAATGCCATGTTACCAATAAATTTTTTACCATTGATATTATAACCATTCTCACCAATGGTGTGTATCATTTGTACCATCAATGATTCTGTGAGATGATCTGCAAAAGCAATATTCTCTTGCAGCTGTATAAGATCAACGTCTGGTACTTTTACTTTTCTTTTTGTTTTTGGCCACGGACCTTGAATTACTTCTGCCGTCGGTTTTTCTTTCTCGTCTGACACTTGCAATCTCTCTTTCTTCATCTGCAATTTCTTGTGTGTATACGCAACCCATATCTGGATAAAAAGTTCCTACATCTCTTTTAGGTTGACCCTTTTTAGGACCATACCAATAGTAAGCCATAGCAACACAACGATTGCGTATTTTCTTTTCAGCATGTTCACCATAGAACATATCCACCCAATCGCCATCTCTCAGATACTTTTGCATGTTACGAATGTAACCCTCATGGTTTGCTGCTTTTGCAATTGCACCTTTGACATTCTGTCGAATAGATTGTTTCTCGGTCTTCAACAAATCTTTTTGTGTCTTAATCCATTGTTTAACTTTTTTGGGATGTAGTTGGTGATCATCTGGTAGATTACGAATACTCTCATGAATACCTGACATACCATAATCAGGATTATTTGCTGCACGAACTTCTCTTGCCTTTTCAAGGCGTTCTGCAGCTGCAACACGTTGCTCCTCAGTCATGGGTTTACGAGGTTTACGTCTTTTCTTTGGTGCCTCCCACTTACTGTTGTCAGTTTGAGCTGTTATCTTACGCTTTGCCATATTCTATTTATCCTATTTTATTAAATACGAAACCAAACCATTTGCCATAATTGCAGTTGCAACCGCATTGACTACAATTAACGCACGATCATTCCAGATGATTGAAACCCACAACCAACC